CTGGCGAACCATACTTGAACTTTATTGATACAGCAAACAATGATTTACCCCAACCATTGAAAGACTTAGGTCTGAAGATAAATGGTTCTAACTTATGTAATGAGATACACTTACCGACTGATGCAGAACGCACAGCAGTATGTTGTTTATCATCTCTTAACTTGGAATATTATGATGAGTGGAAAGATACTACTATTGTACGTGACCTTGTGCGTATGTTGGATAATGTACTCGATTTCTTTATCGAGAACGCTCCCGATTCGATCACTCGTGCCAAATATTCAGCGGCGCGTGAAAGATCCATTGGACTCGGAGCGATGGGTTTCCATTCTCTATTACAGAGACATGGTGTTGCATGGGAATCAGATAAAGCAAAAGAAATCAACGAAGTAGTATTCTCGCATATCAAGAGTGAAGCAGTCGCAGAGACAGAACTACTTGCAGTCGAACGTGGTGAATATCTTGATGGTGTAGGTTCTGGTCGTCGTAACTCACACTTACTTGCGATTGCACCTAATGCATCGTCTGGTGTTATTTTGAGTACAAGTCCATCTATCGAACCACTTAAAGCATGTGCGTACACACATCGTACACGTGCAGGTTCATTCTTAGTGAAGAACGTCTATCTTGAGAAGTTACTTGATGAGAAAGGTGAGAACAACGAGAGTACTTGGACTAGTATTATTACTAACAAAGGTTCTGTACAACACTTACCATTCTTGACTGAAGGTGAGAAAGCAATCTATAAGACTGCACAAGAGTTAGACCAGAACTGGGTTGTACAACACGCGGCAGACAGACAGAAGTATATCTGTCAAGGTCAGTCAGTGAACGTATTCTTCCCTGCTGGTGCAGAGAAGTCTTATGTAAACCAAGTACATCTACGCGCATGGAAGGAAGGACTGAAAGGTCTATACTATCTACGAACTGAAGCAAAATCACGTGCAGAGACCGTCTCAGACAAGGTAGAACGTGTTGCACTTCAGGAGGATAGTCGTAGTATCGTTTATGGGAAAGAAGGTTGTCCATTCTGCGAACTTGCAAAAGAAGAACTCACATTACGTGGTGTACCTTTTGACTATATCGACTTGAAAGAAGTGGGTAAGACTGCCGCAGAAGTGACTGGTCGTAAAGTTAAGACTGTACCTCAGATTTATATTGCAGGTCAATATATCGGTGGTTATGATGACTTGATGGCACACTTGAACAAAACAGTTATCGAAGACGATGGCGAAGAATGTAGAGCATGTGAAGGGTAATGAGAAAACTAGTTGTATTTGGTGACAGTTTTGTTGAGGGTCATAATGTCGTCAAGATAATGGACGACGGGCCCAATATCGTTGAGTTGATTGAAAAAAACATGTGTTACCATTTACAACGAGAACTCGGCATCGAAGTAATTAATAGAGGTAAAAGTGCGGCATGTAATCAGACGATTGCAAATGAGGTGTTTCGATACATTGCTAGTGAAGATGTATCGGACACTGCATTCTTGATTGTTTGGTCTGATATACGTAGACGTTATAATATACATTTCTCATATATAGAATCTGAAGATTTGATGAAATGGGATAATAGGGACTTCTTAGTTGGCGGTAGTGTACTCCGTCATAGAAAGGAGAATAAAAATCTTCCCGAATTTACAAACCCTGCTTCATGGCGATTGTGGTATGAACAAGCAGTACATTCAGTACGTTCTATTTGTAATGACCATGATATACCTTTTCTAATGACTAATAGTATAGATAACACTCCACACATGGATAAAGTTGTATACCAAAGGAGTGTTGTTAAGTTTATCGTTCAACATGGCGATATGCAGTCTAACTACATAGAACATGGTCGTAATAATAATACTTTACTTGATATTATAACAGACAATTGGTTAAGTGATGAAGATGAACGTCCTTATATTATTAAGATGAATAATATAGAAAAAAATGTTGATAAGTACAAAGAACATGCAAATTTCTGTATGCACCCTAATGCAAAGGGTTCTGAACTTATCGCAAAAACATTAAAACCATACATAGAGAGTATATGCGAAAACTAGTTGTATTCGGAGATAGTTATGTTGAGGGTCAAAGGAAAGACCCTCACTTAATGATTACTAAATATAATCCATGTTACTATCTTGAGAAAGAACTTGGTGTTGAAGTAATCAACAATGGTAAGTTCGGTTCTGGTAATCAAGCGATTGCGAATGAAGTTCTTAGATACTGTAGAAAGCATGGTGGTGAGAATACAGCAATACTTGTAGTATGGTCTGATATAAAAAGAAATGCTGAACTCAATCTTAAAATGGAAAAAGAACGTATACTTGACTTTGATGATTGGCAGTATGTATCAAGTGGTAGTGGTGCGAAAGAACATTTACGACTATTGATGCCAGAGTTTCGTAACCCTGCGTTTCATAGAATGTGGTTTGAACAATCGATGCATACAGTCAGAATGGTCTGTCAGGATTATGGCATTCCGCTACTTATGACAAGCAGTATAGATAGTAATCCATTATTGAATAAAGTGCATTATCAAAAGAGAGATAGATATATAGATTTCTGTATGTCGAAAGCAAAAGAACAATGGATTGAAGGTTATAACCCCAATAATAGTATGCTTGATATTATAACGAACAGATGGTTAAAAAAAGATATTTCTGACTTGACATATGAGAAGAAACATACTATTATACGTAATGACTATAAGAGAAACAAAAGCAAGTATCCTTACTTGACTAACTGCTTTCATCCATGGGATGAAGGTAACGAATTAATTGCCAAAACATTGGCACCATATATAAAACCCATATTGGAGAAATAAATGTCCCTATTAAAGTTTTCACAAACTTACAAACCGTTCCTCTACCCATGGGCGGTTGAACTATCCAAGAAGCACGAAGAAGTGCATTGGATTGAAGATGAAGCAGAACTAAGTGAAGACGTACAGGACTGGAAAACTAAACTAACAGAAGGTGAGAAAGAATTTATCACCCACGTACTACGTTTGTTCACACAGTCAGATGTGCAGGTCGGAGAGAACTATCACGAGTTATTGATTCCTCGTTTTAAAAACAATGAAGTACGTAACATGCTTTCATCATTTGCCTCACGTGAAGCAGTACACCAACGTGCATATGCATTGTTGAATGATACACTAGGTCTACCAGATGAAGACTTCCATAAGTTTTTAGAATATAAACAGATGGCAGATAAGATTGACTTCATGAAAGATGGTGAGTGTAAGACTAATACAGGTCTTGCGTTAGCACTTGCACAGTCAGTATTCAATGAAGGTATGTCTGTATTCGCATCATTTGTAATGCTATTAAACTTCCAACGTTTCGGTAAGATGAAAGGTATGGGTACAATCGTTGAGTGGTCTATACGTGACGAATCCTTGCACGTACAAGGTAATGCTAAGTTGTTTCGTACATTCTGCGAAGAGCACCCACGTATCGTAAACGATGAGTTGAAGTCTAAAATCTATGAGATGGCAAAGAATGCTGTTAAGTTAGAAGATAAGTTTATTGAGTTAGCATTCAATGACCTTGAAGTACAAGGTATGACACAAGAAGAAGTGAAACAGTACATTCGTCATATTGCGGATCGTCGTCTCTTACAACTTGGTATGAAACCTAAGTTTAATCAGAAAGATAATCCTATGCCTTGGTTAGACTGGGTACTAAACGGTGCGTCTCATGATAACTTTTTTGAGAAGCGTGTAACAGAATACTCAGTCGTCGGCATGGAAGGCGAATGGGGTTGGGACGAAGAAGAGGTTGCTTAATGAATTCGGATTACATAATTGAATGCCCTATATGCGATATCACAACAACAGTATATGTGAAGTACGAAGAAGAAGAAGAACCTAGGTTCTGCCCTATGTGCGGATCTGATGCTGATGCTGAACAAGAAGAAAGAGAAGAGGATTAAGTCTACGCTATATACATATAAATGTGTCAAAAGTGTAGACTTAAATGAATTGGATTTACAAGAACGAAGAATTTAACCCGACCGACGAAGACTTAAAACCTTGGGTCGGGTTTGTCTATCGCATTACCGAGATAGACACAGGCAAGATGTACATCGGTAAGAAGTTTTTCTGGAAACCAAAAACCCTCCCTGTTACGAAAACTCGTAAACGCAAAGTCAAAACCAAAGTACAGTCTGATTGGAAGAAGTACTATGGTTCTAACGAACAACTCAAACTAC